CACCGTCCTGAGCAGCCCCTACGTGTCGATTGACGGCACCGATTTCACGGACCAGGCGTCCAGCGCTGTCGTGACCTTCACGTACGAAGCGCTGGAGTCCACCACGTTCGGCCAGTCGGCCCGCACCTACACCACGGGCCTGCAGAACAATGAAATTACGATTACGCTGATGCTGTCCTACGGGGCGGCCGAAGTTGAAGCAAAGTTGGCTGGCATCCTCGGCACCAACGTGGCCGTCATCGTCGGCGCCGAGTCGGCCACCCCGGCCGCAGATAACCCGGTGTACACCATGACCGGCTACCTGGAGACCTTCACGCCGATCAACGCCAGCGTTGGCGCACTGCAGACGGTTGACGTCACGTTCCGTGGCGGCGCCCTTGTGCGCGCGGTTTCCTGACTAGGGTTCCACTATGCAACTGCGACTCAGAGTGACACCCAAGACCGGTGACGTCTACGAAGTCGAAACCGACATGACGGTGATCGTCGAATGGGAACGGAAGTACAAGCGCCGAGCGTCCGACCTGGCTAAGGGCATCGGCATGGAGGACCTGGCGTTTATGGCGTACCAGGCGGCCCACCAGGCCGGCCACACCGTCCCCGCCGTCTTTGACGACTTCATCAAGAAGACCCGCAAAGTTGACGTGGTCGACCAGGACGACGCGCACCCTACCCAAGGGGCACCCACCGACGACAACTAGCAGAACTGCTAGTCGCTGTCGGTTGGTGGCCCCCACAAATACCGTTCACCACCAGTGACCTAGCCACGGTGGCGAGCGTCCTAGAAGAACAGCACCGCAACCGTGGCAGAAAATGACTTCACAATAGAGACCAACGGTCTGGCTGAAGTTGTGGTGCGCCTAAACCGCCTTGACCCCGGCTTGCGCAAAGAAATACAAGCGCAGATGAAAGCCGAGGCCAGCCCGCTGATCGCAGCGGCACGGTCACTGCTGCCCACGGAATCCCCGTTGGACAACTGGTACAACTGGCCACGTGGCCTCGGCCCTTACACCCTGTCGAAGGCCCGCAGCGGCGTGAAAGTGACGTACAAGGGCAGCAGCAAAGGCCCACGCATCCCGTTGCTGACGTTCCAACAGACATCGGCCGTGGGCGCCATTGTCGACATGGCGGGCCGGGCCGACGGCTCGGGCAAAGGGTCCGAGGGCGGCAGCAGGGGCCGGGCCATGATCGACCGCCTGAACCGGTTCACCGGGCAGGAAGCGTCACGCACCATGTACCCCGCCTTGGAAGCCAAGTTGCCTTCCATCATGAAGGGCCTGCAAGACGCTGTAGACAACACGGTGCGGCAATTCCAAAGGGAGATTTACCAACTTGGCTAGTGGAATCCGCATCCCCCTAATTTCCGATTGGAACCCTGCCGGTATCAACAAGGCCCGCAGGGATTTTGAAAAACTGGAGACGACCGGCCAAAAGGCTGCGCTAGCGCTGAAGAAAGCGTTTTTGCCTGCCACGGCCGCCCTGGCCGGTTTGGCCGCTGCCGGGGTGGTGTCGGTCAAGGCCGCTGCCGAGGACGCAGCGCAGCAAGCCGAATTGGCACGCCAGTTGCAAGCCACGACCGGCGCCACTGACGCCGCCATTGCAGCGAACGAAGAATTTATCGCGAGCATGGAACTGGCCGTTGCCGTGTCGGACGCTGAACTACGCCCGGCCTTGGCCAACCTGGTGCGTGGCACCGGGGACCTGTCCGAGGCACAAGACCTGTTGGGTCTCGCGTTGGACATCAGCGCAGCCACGGGCAAAGACCTAGGGTCCGTCACTGAGGCGATGTCTAAGGCCGCCCAAGGCCAAATGACGGCCTTGCAGCGGCTTGACCCGTCCATCACGGCCGTGGTGCGCTCGGGCGCGGACGCTGACGAAGTGTTCCAGGCGTTGGCGGGTACGTTTGGCGGGGCGGCTGCCGACGCAGCGAACACGGTCGAAGGCCGCTTCGAACGTATGCAAATCCAAATGGACAACGCGTCCGAGGCCATCGGCTACGCCCTGTTGCCCATCATAGAAAAACTGTTGCCATACCTGGAACGCCTCGCCACGTTCATTGGGGATAACACGGAACTGATCTTGTCTATCGGTGGCGCTGTCGGCGCCTTCGCTGGCGCCATCGTGGCCGCAAACCTGGCCATGAAGGCGTGGGGCGTCATCACCGCAGTGACAACAGCCCTGAACACTGCGCTTGGCACGTCATTCACTGCGCTGTGGGTCGCTACCGGTGTGGGCATCGTCATTGCGCTTATTGCGGTCATCGTCACGCTTCAAGCCAAATTCGACATTCTCGGCAAGGCCGTGGACGGTCTCACCTGGCTATTCCAATGGCTGTGGGACAAGGCTAAAGCGGTCATGTCCGGCATTGTGGACGGGGTCAACCTACTGATTGACGCTTGGAACGCCCTTCCCCTGTTGCCCGACATCCCAAAGATTGAAGCCGGCTTCCTGACGGTGCAGGACAGCGTCACGGCCACCGGCAAAGTGGTGGACGAAGCGGTACCGTCCTGGCAGGCCCACACTGACAGCATTGCCGAAGACACCATCGCTGCCGAGATCAGCGCCGCCATGATGGAGCAAGCGCTAGTTCCGGCGTTGGAATCCACCAAAGTGGCCGTGAACGCCGCCGCCTGGGAACTTCAAGGGTTCTACGACCAGTTAGACCGCGAAGACGCGTTCGCCAAATTTAGTGACGAACTGGCAGCGGTCAGCGCCGAACTGCAAGGGCTGGAACCCGGTTCCGAAGCGTTTGAAGCGACCATGCGAGACGCATACCGGGCCGTGCAATCCCTGTCGGAGACCCTCGGCTACATTCCGGCCGAACTGGAAAAGACGTTGTTGTACCGGGTCGAAATTGGAGACATTGCCGGTGCCGAGCGCCTCGGCGCGCTGATTAGCGCCAGCGACACATACCGGGCCACCGCCAGCGACGAACTGCGGTTCATGTCTGGTGCCTCGGCCCGACCGTCGGGCATCGTCAATAACGTGACGATTAACGCCGGGGTAGGCGACCCCGGCAGCATTGGGCAGGCCGTGGTGGAATCCATCAGCGCCTACGAACGTCGGAATGGGGCGGGGTGGCGTAGGTGACACACCTGCCCTTGGGCACCACGGTGGTGGCGTATTTCGACGTACCCACAACGCCCGTGTTTACCCTTGACGACCCCGTAGCGGGCGAACTGGACAGCGTGACGTATGTGCTGGCCGGTGACATTGCTACCGACATCAGCGCTGACGTCGTCAGCGTGACGACCAGGCGAGGCCGCTCGCGTTGGCTGGACGAAATTACGGTCGGAACGGCAGCGTTCGTTACCGAAAATCGGGACGGTGATTACAACCCCACGGGCGGCGGCCTGTACTCGGCCAACATTGTGCCCGGCAAGCGTGTCACGATCAGCGCCGGGGGCACGCCCATATTTGACGGCCTGATCGACGATTGGGACCTAGCGTTTTTCTTGGACGGTGAAGCCCGAGCCAGCGCCTACGTGTCCGACACGCTGGCCCGGCTCGGCCGCATACAGATGGACGGGCACACCACGACTAGCCAACTGTCGGGCGCCAGGGTGAACGCCATCCTTGACAGGCCCGAAGTGGATTTCCCCGCGGCCCTTCGCAACGTTGAAACCGGGCAAACCACGTTGCAGGCCGACACCGTCGCTGACGGCACCGACGTGCTGACCTATCTGCAGTTGGTGTCGCAGACCGAGGCCGGGCGCCTGTTCGCTGCCGCTGACGGGGTACTGACCTACCAGGAACGTGACAGCGCTGTCAGCACCACCGGCGTACCAGAATTCCGGGACGACGGGTCAGGCATCCCGTACCAGGACATTGCGGTCACCGTCGGGTCAGACCTGTTGTTCAACCGGGCCGTTGTCACCCGTGAGGGCGGCACGACGCAGATCGAAGACAACACGACCAGCCAGGCGCTGTACGACATTCGCACCCTTACCCGAGACGGGTTGCTATTCAACAGTGACGTTGACGCCGAGTCGTACGCTGAATACCTGGTCAACAAATACGCGACACCGGAAGTGCGGTTCAATGCCCTTACCGTGTCGCTGGCGGGCCTCACGACGATGCAGGCCGCCACGGTGTGCGGTATCGAACTTGGCGACCCCGTCCGTGTCGTGTTCACACCGCCAGGCGGCACACAAATAGACCGGTACGTGTTAGTCGAAGGCATAGAACACAGCATCGACACAAGCAACCACCGTGTTACCTTTAGGACGTCAAGCCTGCAAGAAGCCGGGTTCACCCTGGACGACGCAGTGCTAGGCGTGCTGGACGGTGACGCAGTGCTGTCCTACTAGGAAGGCCAAACATGGGAAGCGGATTCAAAGACTTTGCAGCGGGCGACATCCTGACCGCCGCCGACGTTGACGGCTATCTGATGCGTCAAACAGCGATGACGTTCGCCGACGCATCGGCGCGTGACACGGCCCTGTCCGGTGTGCTTGACGAAGGAATGGTCGCCTATCTGGAGGACGTGAACCGGTACACGTTCTACGACGGCAGCGCATGGCTGGACATCGTGGCCGGTAGCACCGCCGGAATCTGGACGGCGTACACGCCGACGTTCACCAACCTGACGGTAGGTA